CGCGGCTACTGTCGTACGGATTCCGCACATGCAAGACGAACATGGTATCTTTCGTCCACAAGATGAAGGGCTTTCCGGGCGGTGCTCAATCCAATTATGAACAGACGGAGAAAGTGGCAAAGGCGGCGGCCGCACTGGGGAAGCGATACGGGAGCGCCTGCAAGGTTGAGTACCAAGCGAACCACGGTCTTTGGGAAATACGGTTCGATTGGAGGAAGTTGCTGCCGTGACGGACATGCCGAGGTACGAATCGCCAAGATGGACGGCAGAAATCGCGGACTGCTCGATGCCGATGACGTTCGATCAGTACAGCATGTGCGGGTTCGGATGCAGATATTGCTTCAGTCAATTCCAGAGGGCAATCGGAAAGTCAAAAGAGTCGTACATCGGAGGGAAGCTGAAGGCGGTTGACCCGGACAAGATCATCGCCATGTTCAAGGGACAGACCGAAACGCAATTCTCCGAGTTCATCGCCCAGCGGAAGTTCGTCCAGTGGGGAGGGTTGTCGGACCCGTTCTGCACCATCGAGAAGCGGCACGGGGTAGGATTGAAGATCCTGCGCGCGCTGCGGGAGATGGAGTACCCGGTTTCATTCTCGACTAAGGGGACGTGGTGGGCGTACGACGAACGGTACGCGGAACTGTTCAGGGGCGCCAAGAACTGGCACGTCAAGGTGAGCATCATCACCCCGGATCCGGTGATGGCCAGGGCGATAGAACTGAGGGTGCCATCCCCGGCATCGAGGCTCAGGCTCATCGAGAAGCTGGCAGGATTCGGCCTTACGGGCGTGACGCTTAGATTGAGGCCGTTCATACCGGGGATCAGCTCCACGGGCTACAGGGACCTTATCAGGGCGGCCGGGGCGGCCGGGGCGGACTCGGTGTCCACGGAATTCTTCTGCTTGGAGACCAGGAGCAAAACCATGCAGGAGCAACTGCGGGAAATGCGGAGGGTCACGGGCTTCCACCTGGGGAAGTTCTACCGGGACAATTCGAGGGGCGCCGGGTATCTCAGGCTGAACCGGGAATACAAGCGGCAATATATCGAGGGGATGGAAGCGGCCGCCCAGGAAGCAGGAATGCGGTTCTACGTGTCTGACGCTCATTTCAAGGAGAAGTGCCACAACGGTTCATGCTGCGGTCTTCCGGCGGGCGCCAACTACAGCCGGGGACAATTCTGTGAAGCGTTAATGGTGGCGAAGAAGACGGGCAAGGTTGCGTGGGAGGATATCGAGGGGGACCTTGCGTACGCGAAGAGGTTCAAGTGGAGGTCGGCGGCCGGGTACAACACAAGGAGCACATTGGCGGGGGCTCAGTTCTGGCATCATTCGATGTACGATTATGTGCGGTGGCTCTGGAATAACCCCAAAGCCGGACAGTCGCCATACACAATGTTTGGCGGAATACTGCGGCCGCTGAAATTGGATCCGGCCGGGAACGTGGTATACGGGTACGACAAGACAAAGGAGTGAGGAATGCAACGAGGTCGAAACAGAATGGAGCAGGACGGAAGAAACAGAGGGGGTCAGATGAAGGAACCACGAAGCTACCAGGGGCCAATACCGTTCAAAGAACTCGTACCGTGTAGGAATTGCGGGTCCTACAGGATGAGAACGATCAGGACGGAAACGATCCTGGAGGCGGCGACCATCAACAGGAAGCACGTCTGCAACGGATGCAACATGGGATTCGCGACGTACCAGGCGATCCCGGCGGTAGATCTGGATGCGGTAACGCTCGATGCGGCGGCGAGCGAAGATGAAGCGAAGAATAAGGCTGGGACGCCAGCCAAGTAGTCGGAGAAGCGGCCAGGATCGTTGTGGTCATGGACGTCCGACACGGGGGTAGGTCCGTTCAGAGGCGCGTTCGGATTCTATCCCCTCTTTTTTTGCCCGCATCATGCTCCGAACCCTGCCATTCACCGCTCAATTCGGGACATAGCAGGTTTTGCCCGCATCATGCTCCGAACCCTGCCATTCACCGCTCAATTCGGGACATAGCAGGAACGTCCTCCCGGGACATAGCAGGATGTTCCACGTGGAACATTACCTGCACAGAATATCGCATTACTGATAATCTGTGACGGCCACAGCCTTGCATCCTGCAAGCGGATGTGCCACAATCCACACATAACGAGGAGTGGAAGATGGCATATACGCTCACTCAAATCCAAACGGCAATTGAACAAATCCTCACCACCGGCCAGTCCTGGATGATCGGGGACACGCGGCGAACCGCCGCCGATCTGGACAAGCTGTACGCGCTTGAGGAGCGGCTCAATCTGCAGTCCAGCGGTACGGCCGCACAGATGTTCACCGTGGCGCAATTCAAGAACGCGCAGGCTCAGAGCCAATGATAGCACACGAAGTCCCCGACGTACCCCGCATGACTTGGATGGAGAGATTCCGCGCATTCCTACAGCCTAACTATCTGCATCAGAGAGCTAAAGCGAACTACCTGAAGGTGTTGTTCGACATGCAGGCGAAGCGTGCGTACTACACGGGGGCCAATACCGACCGCACGAACGCATTCAACTGGAATGCAACGTCAGGTGATGCGAATACGTTTCTGAAATCCGACCTGAATATAATGAGGCACCGGTGCCGGTGGCTGGTCAGGAACAATGGAGACGCACAGGCGGTGATCAATGCGCTCCAGCACTATGTTGTCGGAAAGGGATTGCATCCGCAATCCACGGTGGCCACCTTGGAAACGGAGCGGGACGACATGACGGATGAAGTCCATGTCGAGTTCAAGGAGATGACGGAGTGGAATGACCGGGCTGAGATACTTTGGGATGACTGGTCGATGGACTGCGATATCCACGGAAGCGTCTCATCCCCAGAGAGTTTCGTCGAATGCCAGAACCTGGCCATCAAGAAACTTGCCGAGGATGGCGAAGTGTTCTGCCACATCGTGGTGGACAAGGGCAACAACAAGGTTCCGATATACCTTGAATTCCTTGAGCCTGAGAATCTGGATGTCTCGAAGACCAAGAACGGAAAGAACACGGTGACGATGGGTGTTGAAACGGACTCGGTCACGAACAGACCGGTCGCATACTGGTTCGGATCGCCGGGGGTATCGAAGCGGTACGAGGCAAAATTCATGATCCACTTGTTCGACCGGGAACGGCCGGGGCAACTCCGAGGGTGTCCGATGTTTGGGCCGGTGATGAACAAGTTTTTCCAACTCGATGAATACGTGGACTACGAACTGCTCGGCTGCAAGGTGGCGGCCTGCTTCAGCGTGTTTATCAAGAACGCACCCGGCGTCACGACATCCCAGGTAGACTGGCTTCCGGGGAATAACAGCACAACACCGACGGATACAGACGGCAACCCGATGAGTAACCTACAGGCGGGGATGATTGGGGTACTCCCCCATGGGGCCGACCTGGAAGTGGTACAGCCGCAGAAGCCGGGCGTGACGTTCGGGATGTTCACCGAGCACATCAACCGGAAGATCGCCAGTGGGATCCGGGGCGGATTGTCGTATGAGGCGATGACCAGGGATACGTCGAAGTCCACGTTTGCTGGCGGGCGCCTCGCGCAGCAAATGGATTACCAGATGTTCAGTGCGCGACAAGCGTGGTTCACGCGGAAGTTCTGTGCGCCTGTGTGGCGAGCGTTCATTGAGTATGCGATTCTTGCCGGAAAGCTGAAAGAACCTGGGTCGTTCAATGCGGTGAACTGGTACCGGCATGAATGGATCGGGAGCGGGTGGTCGGTGGGGATCAACCCGGTGCAGGAAGTGAATGCCGCGAGGGACAGGGTCAGGGCCGGGATCAGCACATTGGCGGATGAGACGATGATGGCGACCGGCAGAGACTGGGAGAACAACTTAAGGCTGACGGCACGGATCATGCGTAGGGCAAAGCGGCTCGGCCTGACGCTGACGAGCGATGGAGCGTACAGCATCATGAACGGAGTCGATACACCGGCCGATGCAGATCCAGAGAATGCCGATGCAGATCCAGAGAATGAAGGGGAAGCAGCGGCACAGGCGCAAGCCGCCGCAACGGCATCAACATAGACGGAGATCAATATGAACAGAATTGCAGCGAAAGAGAAAATCGCCGAGCGGCACCCTGGTGGATTCGAGATGAAGGAAGTTGAGGGTGGCGGGTACGAAGTATGCCCGGCAAAACCACGGCGCACGGGGTCCTCGGAATCGCTGCATGTGACGAAGATAGAATTGCCTGACCTCGGGGAGCGGGCGAGCTTGGACCTGCTGACATTACCGGATGAGATCGAGATTTCGTTCTCATCCGAAAAACCGGTGCGCCGCTGGGGGACGGATGAGATCCTGTCTCATGACCCGGAAGACGCGAATTTCGAAAGGCTCGCAGAAACCGGAGCGATCCTGAAGAACCATAATCCTTCGACCATCGTCGGCACACCGCTGGCGGTATGGCGCGATGATGATAAGCACATGGGCCGGGCGCGGCTCCAGTTCGGCACGACCAGGATCGCACAGGATGCGAAGCGGGAAGTGCTGATCGACAAATCCTTGCGCGGCGTGTCTGTAGGATACGCGGTGCACAAGGAAGTGTTTCTGCCAGATGAAAATTCGACGTATCGCGGGCGGATCAGTGGCAACCCGGATGGCGGCACCTGGGTAGCGACTGATTGGGAGGCGTACGAAGCGTCTCTTACGCCAATCCCGGCGGACCCATCGGTCGGGGTAGGAAGAGAGCAGGAAACCGAAACTGAAAACAAGGAGAAGAGAGACATGGACAAGCAAAAGAAGAAGGATGATGCAGTGGCCGGGGCCGGTCCGTCAGCGGATGACGACCAGGTTACCGACAACGCAGCACCGGAGACGCGAGAACTCGCAGCGGACCCGGTCGACGTGAAGAAGGAAGTCCGCGAAGCAGTGGCGGCAGAAGCAATGCGATCCGGGAAGATCACGGAACTGTGCCAGCGGCACAGCATTGACCAAGCGGCCATGCTGGAGATGGTGCGGGATACCGGCCTGACGGTAAACGCGGCGGGGTTGAAGATCCTCGATCTGGTGGCAGCGCGGAACAGTCCAGTCGGACAGGTGGAAGTCATCGTTGACGATCGCCAGAAGTTCGGCCGGGCAGCCGTGGAGTATCTCCAGTTGCGGACAAACGGGATCAAGCCGGACAAGTGCGAACATGGCGGCGAAGAGATGACGCACATGAGTCTGATTGAGTTGGCCAAGGCATCACTGCAACGCGCAGGGATACGGGTGCCGAGCGATCCGCGGGCGATCTGTGAGATGGCCATGCGCGGACCGAAGATTGGGTGCGAAGAAGTCAAACTGTGGATACGCGGTGCGGATGCGATTACCGGCACTACGTCAGACTTCGCATACATCCTGGCTTCGTCTGCGTACAAGTCGATCATTGATGCGTACAACACCGTCCCGACGACCTACGAACGATGGTGCAAGATCGGATCCGTCCGCGATTTCAAATCGGTGAACCGGATCAAGCTGTCCGAGGCGGGCGATCTGCAACAGTTGCTGGAGGCCGGTAAGTACGAGTCAACCGCGATCAGTGAGAGTCGGAACCCGATCCAGGTGTATACGTATGCGCTGAAGTGGAACATCAGCAGGCAGGCCATCATCAATGACGACCTGGATGCATTCAGCACGATTCCTGCGGCGCTCGCGCGCTCCGGGGCGCGGCTGCCGAATGTGCTGGCGGTTGTTCATCTGCTCTCGAACCCGACGCTCACGTCGGATTCGTTGGCACTGTTCGGGACTGGACATGCGAACCTGAACGCGGAAACCGACTATGCGCTATCCAGCCTGAGCAATGGGTTGGCCGGGATCAAGAACATGATCCAGGGCATGCAGTCGCAGACGGCGATGATGCACGCATTGGCGGCCGACAAGAGCAAGAGCGTATATCTGGCGCCGGACCCGGTGACGCTGCTGACAGGACAGACGGGCCAGTTCGTTGCCCGGCAGGTCCTCGGCGCGACATCCGATCCGAGTCAGAACAACACGGGCGTGCCGAACCCGGTGCAGGGTTTGTTCACGCCGGTGGTCGAACCGCTGCTCGAGAACAGCGGGATCACCGGATACAGCTCGACGGCCTATTACGGATTCGCGGACCCGAACACCTACCCGGTGATCGAGGTCGCGTTCCTGAACGGCGTACGGGAGCCGTACATGGAAGAGGCTGACCAGACTGACGCGGACGGACGGGTGTGGAAGATCCGCCATGACGTCGGCGTTGCGGCTATCGACTACATCGGCGCATACAAGGAGACCGGCGTAGACGCCTAAGCAGGAACGAAGACAAAGAAGATCGAGATAGATAGGCATTAGGAACAAACAAGAACATCTCAACGAAAGCGAGGAAGAGTCATGGCTCAGTCATTCCTGAAAAAAAGCGGAACGCTGGCATACACCAACGATACCGGGAGCGATCAGTCATCCGGTGATGTGGTGGATCTCGGCGGGCGAATCGGTATTGTATTGGCAGACATCTCGAATGGATCGAGCGGAACGCTGTCGGTCAGCGGGCAATGGGTGATGGCGAAGGATGCTTCGGTCATCGCGGATGACGCGGTGGTGTACTGGAGCGTATCAGGCAGCCAAGCGACCACGTCCCCGGCGTCCGGGGACCCGAGGGTCGGAGTGGCGTCGGCGGCGGCCGCTACCGGGGCTAGCTACGTCACGGTGGACATCAACGTGGCGGACGTTGCTGGACGGACGTCAGTCACATATCCGGCGACTGGCGCCGGGGATGCCACGTCGAACCAGATCGCCATCTCTGCAATCCTCGCCGTACTGCAAGCGGCCGGAATCGTAGAGAACGATTAAGGACATGCTTGGAGGGGGTTGCCTGGAAGAAAACCGGGCAACCCCTTTCTTCATACGGAGGCCAGATATGCAGAAACGCACCCTCATTCTACTCTCGACTCTTCTATTGGCGGCCTCCGTAGCGATCGGGATGCCGACGGAGGAAGGGACCGCATCCGCAGGAACGTACACGTACACGGCCGCAGAGCAGCATACGCTGGATTGTATTGCCGTGAGTTGGCCGACCCCAGTAAGCGGATCATCGAACACGGTCACGCTGACAATCACGACCCATGACGGGACAGCGGTAACGACGCTTGAGACTCAGACATCTACGTCTCTGGCAAGTTTTGTATGGATGCCATCTGGTGGGCAGATCCACCTGAATGTTGGCCACGTTGTCACAGTCACGGATACGCTTGGAACCGCATTCCGCGTGGGCGTCTCCAGAACACGGGAGAACTGATCATGCGAAAATCTATAATTGCTGCTCTCATCGTACTCGCGCTATCCGGGATGTGGATCGTTGCCGATTCGTGGGTGAACGGGGTCAAAACAGGATCTG